GATGCAAAGTCCGAACCAATTGCTTTCAAAGATTTACTCATAACATATCTAGAAGATATGGGTTTTAGTTTGGAACTATGGCAAGGTCTTACCGGAAACAAAATTTCTGAGATGTATAGTAAATTTATCTTTGTATATAAGAGATGATATTAGCAGTCTTGTTGGTTGTGATAAATATAGTCATATTATCTTACACCCGTGAACCAGAAGAGTTATTAGTCGTAAAGGAAAAGTATAAGATTCTCAGGGAACATCTGTCTACACTTGATGCCCCGGAGTTTGATTCTATTAAAAGACGTATATTATTGAGTGGTTATTACAGACCCGTGGATGGTACAGTTGGATATAACACAAATAAAGGCGCCGAAATAGGAATATGTTTATCCGGTACACCAAATGAAATATTCCACGTTCTTTTACACGAACTCGCACATTGCACGGTTTCGGAATACGACCATTCGGAACAATTTTGGAAAAACTACGAAAAACTGAGAAACATAGCTGTAAAACTCAATGTCTATGAACAAATTAGTACAAAGACCGGTTTCTGTGGCAAACACATCCAGGATAAATAATATTTACATACTCTAAATGAAAACACCAGTCAGTGCTGTTATTATGGTCATCTTTTATTGGCTAGTAATATACGGTCTTACTATAGTTCCGCATGTGTTTAAGAACTATAACCTCAATCTTCTTTGGTTGACTGTTGTCATTCCGAACGTTATGCGCTTGATTGTGGGTAGTATCCCCCGTTTAGCCGTCGATCGTATATTCTTTTTCTCAGCGAGTCTCATCGCTTTGATAGTTACATTTGTGGTAAACAGTATTTGGGGTGAGAGTAAAAAGGCGGTCGAGGAATACGGAAGTGACAGAAGAAAGACACTTAAGTTGAGTATCTTGCTCATGTCGGCTTTTGCCATAGGAGCTCTTTTGACCTATTTTTCTGGAATTGATAATTCGATTTACAGTAATATGGGTTGGGAAAGTGATCAGTCCTTGACGATGTAATTCTTTGTAAAATAGAACACAGCCGCGGCAACCAAACCCGTGGAAGCCAAACCAACCATGCTTCTGCTCCCTTGTTCGTTAAGGAACTTAGGAACAGAGGTCACAAGTTTATCTTGGACAGGTTTACTGACAGCGACGGCTGCACAAGCGGCGACAAGCAAAGAAGTCATTTGATCGTCTGTCAAGTTGAACGGATTCTTATTTTCGGTACTATTGTTAGTCGGTTGTTGGTAAGCACCCTGGGGCTGCGCCGCAACCATTTGCGGCATGACTCCTTGCGTTCTGGGTTGTGCAGACATCATGGGCGGTTCCATCATACCCATTTCGCCAGCACCATTGTCAATCATAATGTCCGATATCGGCGTAGAGTCCATCGTTTCTTTATGTTGACTTATATTTTTTTCATCTCGAATTAACTGCGTCGGTGGCGGGGGGTGTGGATTGGTGTTTTCTTGCACAAAACTCGTGGACGGGTTAACCGGGACCATACCATCGTTGTTTTCTGATAAATTCATAGTGACGACGGGGTTCGACATTTAATATACAACTAGTTTTTTGAAAGTTGTGTGAAACGCAAATGATTTGTCCTGAATTACTTCTTTTTTATGACATTAATAGATGTTTTCCTATTAGCTTTCTTAGCGTCGTCTTCCTTTTGTGATATATACTTAGGGTTATACATCTTCTTATGAAGATTCCAAAGCTCCGGGCTACCAACCTTAAAATTCTTGCGAACGGTTGCTTTATACCAAAACACACAATCCTGTATCTTGTTAGATTTTACTGTGTTATCTAACACGAGACACTCATAGTTTTCTGTGCACGCATCCATTACCTTACAAAACATATCAAACGTTGGAAAGATACCGAAAAACGACTTATAGAGTTTTTCTCTATTTTGTATGATATTTTCTCTGAGTATAAATACATAATCCACATTGGCACGCAATGCTGGTGGAAGGTCCATCACATACTGCATCGTCAACATGAAAAAGATCTTCCAGTGACGCCCGTTCATAAAGCATTGCCGGATACACGTATCCTTTAAGAATTTAGAATCATACATGCAGTCATCTAAAAGCATAAAAGCTCCGCAGTTTGACTTTCCAGCTCCCACCAATTTGCGCTGCCTGGACATTACACGTTCTATGGCTTCCCTGTCGTAATCACCATATACGAACAAGTCGGGTATGAATTCTGAATAAAAATGATTCCCTTCCTCTGTACCAGACAAAACAATACCAGCCGGTAAATGTTTTTTATGATACATGACGTCTTTCACTAAAGTAGATTTACCAGTGTTACGTTTCCCTATAAAAACACACACACGATCATCAGACATCGTTTCTGGTTTGAATTTTCTTAGTTGAAGATTCATCCTTCTAATGTATGTGCCCTGTTTTATTTCGTAAAATTTTACTCATATACATTAGAGATGTCAGGTCGTTTGAACTTGGCTGTCAGAGGGATCCAGGACCATTGGCTCACTGGCGAACCACAGTTTTCGTACTTCCTGATGAATTTTAAAAGACACACAAAGTTTTCTGTAGAACAAATCGAAACACCATTTGATGGAAAACTTGGTTTTGGACGCGAACTTGATTGTAGAATACCTCACAATAAAGGTGATTTAGTTAAGAACATGACTCTTAAGATTACCCTAACAGATCCCGGACCAGAAAGCGTTGGTGTAAATCAATTGGCGTACGTACCATCAATCTGCACAGAGTTAATCGAGTACGTAGACCTTTTAATAGGTGGTCAAACAGTAGAAAGACTCACAGGAG